TGACGGGTCAGTTCCGCGGTACACAATGATTTCGCCATTGCTGGTCATAAATACAAGGTTGTCATCAACGCCATATCCAGCGTCAATCGTCCATGTATCAAGGTCAACAAGGTGGCCGCCAAACCTCGCAATAGAACTCAAATCCAGCACCTGCGCCGCACCGCCCACGCTTGAGGTCGGCAAGTACCATGCTCGCAGCGAATCCTTCTCTAAGAACCACACGCGATTCTTAAATAGCGTGATGTTTGACAAGCTGGTTGTGGTCACGCCAGTGATAGCAATGGCCGAGGAACCGTCAATACGCGCCCATGTAGTGCCGTTATAGAGAATTGGCTTATCAGCGCCGTTTACCGCATATAGGTAGTTTCCACCAGCGGTTGTGATGTTGATGTATTCCCAAATCGCATTGGTCAGCCCTGTAACTTTGGCCGCACCAACCGCACCAGCAGTCGAAACGTCAAACACAGAAAGCGTCGTTGCGGCAATTGCGTACAACTTCTGCGAATTGCCAGCCGAGTACGCCATAAGCGTCTGAACCTGACCACCGAGGCCAGTCGCAAACTTGGTGTACCCACCACGCATAACGACACTGGACACCGTAGGGAAGAAGTTCTCCAGCACCACGGCATCGGTCGGCTCCATGTTGGCAATTGAGTCTCGAGCGTTCCAGCCACCAACAGGGGCAGGAAGCGAGGCTACATTCGCCGCCGTTTTCTGTACCAGATTGCCCAGTGCCATTATGCTACAATCCCCATATGCAACATAAGGGGACTTTTATGGAACGTTGGTTGCCGGTAATTGGTTTTGAAGAAATCTATGAAGTTTCGGATCATGGAAACGTTCGCTCCATAAAAACGGGCAAAATCAAAGCATATACGCTTAACAAGCAAGACAATCGCCCTTTCATGGGCCTGTGGAAACACAACAAAATCAAAATCTTTAAACCGCATACGTTGGTTTTGACCGCTTTTGTTGGCCCTCGACCCGTTGGCTTGGAGTGCTGCCACAACGATGGCAACCCTTGGAACAATTGCCTTGAAAACTTGCGTTGGGATACGCCAAAAAGCAATCAACGCGACCGTGCCAAGCATGGAACTTCTAACAGGGGCGAGCGTTGCGTTAGTGCCAAGCTGACCGAAGCGCAAGTTGCCGCCATTCGTGCTGATGCGCGGCTTCAGCGCGAGATAGCCGCCGACTATGGCGTTAGAGAAAGCGCCATCAGCAGAATTAAAACCGGCAAGCGGTGGGCGCATAGCTTTTAAGGCCCTTGGTAGCCAGAATCCGGAATGTTGTCGTAGCCAATAAGCACAGTGCCAGGCCGAGGCGCAAACGACAGGTTTGCCGCACTAGTGTCCTGTGCAATTGCCGTGTTCAATTCCTCAATGTAGTTGCGGTACATCGCCGTCGTATCAAAGCCCTTGGCCTCAAAATACTTCAGCTTGGTGCTGAGAACCATGACCCGATCAGGATAGATGCAGGTATCGGTGTCTACCGTAAAGCTATTCTTTACAGCGCCCGTTGCAGACTCTGCCCAGCCCTTGCTGCGGTACTCGTAGGACAACAGTTCGTTGGTCGATGTGCCGGGCCAAATCTGGAACGTCTTGCCAAGCAAGCGCCAGCGAATGCGGGGGCCGGTCGAAATGTAGCCTGAGAGCAACCACTCCCACTGCTGCGCGTCTTCTGGGCCGAGCAATTCCCATCGTTTGCTTTTGTCCCACATCGTGCGCGGAACAATTGCATCGTAGTCAGTAGGAAGGTCGTACTTGACCTGCTGAAAGTACACCGTGGCGTTAGTGCCACCGTCCTGCGTGAAGTCTTGGTTGACCGTGACTTGAGTCGCGCTATCAACGCTGGTGATATACGTCGCGTTACCAATGCCGACACCCTGCACCTGATAGGACGTATCAAGTCCCGCAGTTGAAGGGATGCCGGTAATGGTACGCGCCGAGGTCGTCCAGTTCCCTGTCGTAGTGACGTATTGGGTGTAGAACTGATAGACCTTGGTCAGTTCGCGCCAGTCAGCACGACGCAGCAACTCGTACCCTGTCGCATTCATCAGCGCCAGAATCTGAACCACATCTTGGTTCGTGTTGCCTGCCACATAGTCAGGGGTCGAAACACCCAACTCATTTGTGACTTGCTGTACAAGTTCAAGCATCGTCGTGCTAGACATGGCTTATTCCTCGATTGTTTCCCTGCGCGGTCGGCCCGGGCCGCGCTTCATTGTTTCATCAGACCGTGCAGCCAACAACTGCTGCATCTGCTGCTTGAGTTCTTCCAACTCATTGCGAGTCTTTTCCAACTCAATGCTGCTCTCGCTGCGATTCTTGCGATCCAAGTAAGCCTTGGCACGTTCACGCAAACCCGCCGCACCCATGCCAATGCGCTGCAACTGAGCGTCTGAGGCTCGCGCCAATTGCTCTACCGAGCCAAAGCGCAGGATCTGCAATTCTTCCATCTGGCCGACTGACAGTTCTTCGGGTGCATCGTCGCGCCACTGCTTCAGCGGGGTTCCAATGACGGGGCCATCGTCGTGCTGCATCTGAAAATGCAACCACTGACGGGGAAACCGAGCCTTGTGGTTGTCGTTCACCGGCTGGTCAAAGATGTTGGTTTTATCGCCTGGCACTTCGATCTTGATAAAAGGCTTGCCCTTGAAGTCGCCTTCTTCGCAAATGTAGAAGCGAACGTCGAGGTACGAGTCAGCGTTATGAGTGTCACTGTCGAGCATGATTTTCTATCCTGTGGGGATGGTTACAAATTACAGGTTGTTAACCTGCGTCACGGTCAAAATAACAGACGGAATCGCTGGAACGGGTGCGGCAGCGGCATTCGCGGTCAACTGCACATTGGTGTCATTGGTTGACCACATCAGCCGAAAGTATTGGCCTGCGGTCAACGATACAACAAAGTTCCATGCTGCCACGCATTCTGCCGAGGTTCCTTGGATTGCGACCACGCCGGCGCTGTTTGCGACAGATGTGCCGTTTATGTCGAGCCAGATGTAAACATGACCCGTCGCGCCAGAGGCTTTATCCAATTGCGTTGAAAACTGGATGTTGTATACGCCAGTGTTGGCAACAACGATGTGAGATGTAGGCGAGCCAATGCTTACGCCATTTGCGGCCACTGTGTTGTTAAACGTCATCGCGTAGGCAGTGTTGACTGCCGCAGCGGATTGCGTCGTTGAGTCGTAAAAAGACCCGTAATGTAAAATTGGAACCGCAGAATTGAAGCCTTGCAGTTCCTGCCATGAACTATTGGTCACGGCAAAAAAGATAGCCGAACAGCCTACGTTTACCGTTTCTGATGCCAAACCGGTAATCGTTGTCGCCGCCTCATACGGATACACCGTTAAGGCATTTGCGCCGCTGTTGGTGATGTAGATAACTTCACCGGCCTCCGTTGAGGGCAACTTTGCGCCGCTGGTTGCGGCAACCGTGGTGAAGTTGTTGTAGACCTTGACGATCTGGTATGCGGTAGAACTCGACGTTCCAGAGGCAGTGAGACCCGTTGAGCCGTCGCCACAAATGGCTACGGTCATCAACTGAGCAGCACCCGCCCCTAGAACGCGAGAAGGTATCGTCATGCGCCGAGCAAAGATACCCAAGTCGTCGCGCTGGTTCCAACAAAGAACCGACGCTTGCCTGCCGCGATTGTCGTCGAGGCAGAGCCATCAATAGTCGAGCCAGTCGGCGGGTACACCGTCAACGTATCTGCGCCGTCGTCGTTGGCGACCATCACAAATGCGCTGGTTTCAGTGGGGCCAGGCAGCTTAACGCCAGCAGCGCCAGAGGCAACCGTGCCAACCACGTTATAAACCGCAGACATCTGCGTAGAAGTACCAGCGGTGCTGCCAGCGGCAGTAATGCCGGTAGCCGCATCGCCAGCAATTGCACCCGCAGCGCCGCCGGAGATACCCGAACCCTGTATGCGTGAGATAAATGCCATCGGATTTGCTCCTGTTAAAAAGGGCAGGAATCGCTCCCTGCCCTTAATGGTTTAGACCGAGGCCTTACCGAACCACGCAACATCGCCACTCGCCAGCGCCACAGCGGGGCTGGTGTATGCGCCACCGGACGCCGCAACCAAGAAGGTCGTGGTGTTGATGTCGCAGACAGTGGTCGAAGCTGAGATCGTGGCGTTGGCCTGAGCAAGCACATAACGCTTGCCATCAGAACCAAACACCTGCGTACCCAGAGGGCCAAAGGTCGGAACCGCAGTGCCAGCAGAGTTGAGGTTGGTCGGAACAGTGTTGTTCAGATCAACGCCAATCAATGGGGTAACTGAATATGCCATTTCTTGTTACTCCTTAAGCAATCAGAACGCCGCAGAACTGCGGGCCTGAAGAGGTGAGATTACCGGCCCAGCCGATCAGCTTAACGATGGCGTCCTGATTGACTGCCTGACGCTCGCCGCCAATCGGAACGAAATTGCGATCCTTATGGGGACGAAACATCAGGTACTTGG